CTTTTCTGGACTAACACCATACTTGTATTTCAGGTGTTGTTCAAGTCTCTTTTGCGGGGTTCTACTTTGCCAGTAATTCTTTTGCTTTTCTTTGGAGCAGTCAATGCAGTATGATTGACCTTTCCAAAAATTATCTACTGGCTTTTCTTCACCGCAACTTGGGCAATTTCTCATTTACTTTTCCTCGCTGCGGCGATATTATCAACAGCATTCGGGTACTTGCGTCCAGCCTTCTTCGCTGCAGCCTTAGCCTTAGCCTTCTGAGCCGGGGACAGCGGCGTAGACTTCTTCTTCGGGTTCGGCTTCTCCCACACGGGCTTTTTACTTGCCACGTTTCTTCGCCTTCTTCTTAGCCATACCAGCCTCAGACATGGCGATAGCGACAGCCTGCTTGCGAGACTTAACGACCGGACCCTTCTTGCCAGAGTGCAGTGTGCCTTCCTTGAACTCCCGCATAACCTTGCGAACCTTCGCCTGCTTTTTAGCGGCCACGACCATTGCCCTTCGGCTTCGGCTTCTTCTTGCCAACCTCACCGCTCGTAATGATCTTGGCGAGGTGCTTTTCGTATTCCTTGGTGCTCATAAAAGGCTTGTCGCCCTTCTTCTTTCCACCAGGCTTCGGCTTACCGTTCGACATTTTACCAGGCATTGTTAGTCCTTCGACGGCTTCGCCAGAGGCGACACGGTAGTCTTAACATTCGGCATTACGGCAGAATCCTCAGGATGATTACCGTCACCACCAGCCTTACCAGTGGGGTCCATCCAGCAGCCACACGAGATGCACATAGTTACTTCTTCTTCTTCTTAGCGACAGCCTTCTTGACGGCCTTCTTCGGCATTTCCTTCATCATCGGCTTCATCGACTTGCCAGCCTTCTTACCGTACATCATTCTACTCCTAGATAGGTAGGCGATTTGCTTTTACGCATCCTTTTGACTTTTTCCTACGGGTCGCATATCCCAAGTGTATTGGCGACACATAGTTACATGTGCCCTACACTAAGACCACTATTTAGTTATCAAATGTCATGTGAGTATATCACATTTTTTTACTTGACGGTAGTCCACCGCATACCGTTGGCGGTAGCCAGACGAATGCGAACGGAACCTGACGGATTCTGAACGATCTCCTCAATCGTTCCCTCCACCCCACTCTTCTGAGTAGTGAACTGCGAGCCAACAGTCAGAGTTGCCATTTTGCTTCCTTTCGTTTGTTGTTGTAGGTATATTGTAGTGGTGGGGGTAGAGAATGTCATCGGCGTGGATCCCGCCGATGGCGAGGAGATCACTGTGCAGAATGGTCGCTACGGCCCGTACATCATGCTACTCCTAGATAGGTAGGCGACGAGAAATACCCGCCGACAATTGAGGTTGACCACCAGCACCAAGCGAAGCCATAAGCATCTGCAAATCAGGGCGACCACCAGCAGCCATACCCGCCTGACCCGCCGCAACACCACGCAGAAGACCACTAGACGACAAGCCCTCTAGGTTTTCACCTGGACCACCGGGGGGAGCCTCACCAGGGGTGCCGACCATCCCTGCGGCTTCCGCACCTAGGGACTCAACCCCCGGTGGTACAGGCATCTCCTCAGGCATAAACGCCTCAGACACAACCTCTTCAATAGGTTTGCCCTTTTGACGGCCAAGGATAATCGCGGACAGGCGTGACAGAATCTCGCCAGGGTCTTGACCCGCTTGTGCGAGAACGGGAATAGCCTGGGCGTACCCGGCTACAGCCTGCTTCAAAGCGTCGCGCATCTCTTCAATATCGACGCGCTGCTCCTCCTCGGACGCATTCAACGCGAACGGCATTTGCCGCCTGAGAAAGTCACGCGAAATCAGCCGGTCACCGCGAGCCTGCAAACCAAACACCAGTGCACGGTTCGGGTCCAAACCGGCCATGAGGCCATACTGGACATCAACCGTGTGGTCGCCCTTGATATCAGTATCGGGGCGGTAACGGATCTCGTACGGTGTGCCGTCTGCGTTTCCACGCAACGTCTTTGTCTCGCTGCCGAAAAGTGCCTCGTCAACGAGGAAAGCCTTACGCACCAGGTTCTGCAACGTCTTAGCGAACATTGCTTGACCCGTGCGGATCTGGGTGTCAAACCCGGACATGAGGGACTGTACGCCACGGCCAGTGACAATACTGCCCTCAACCTCACCCGTCCTAGCGTTCGGGTAGCGTGAACCTTGACGCAACTCTTGGTCAAGGATGCCCTGCTGGGCGAACGCGGCCTGCGGAACCTCAATCGGTACGCGGCGCACACGCTCACCATTAGCGGTACGGATAACAGCATCCGGCCCCAGGGAGAGTTCCTGCGCGTCAGGCGGAAGCACGATAGGTGCCTGCACCGACTTGGTTGCCGCCTCCAGTGACAGGAGAGCGAAACGGGCCTTAGCAACCTGCACAGCAAGCACGTCATCGAACTGACCGTGTGACTGTGTATCGACACCGGGCCGTTGCGTCCACTCAATCAGGCATTCCCCGATGGGGTTCTTCGCCTGCTCCAGAATGATACCGTTGCGGGTCGGCAGGAACAGCATGTCCACGTCACGGTCGTGATAGCGGACAACCTCAATCAACTCCAGCCCAGTGGAGGACTGTCGGATGATTGACTCTGCGTGCGGGTACATGGCGACAAGTTCGTCACGGTTCTTGTAGAACGAGAAGAACCCTGCCTTGCAGAAACCCCAACGGTCAAACACGGGGTATCCGCCCACGGAATCCATGAACGTGATGCGGGGCATACGGTCGTCGGCGTCAATCTCAATCATCGCCGGGACAAAACCGTACGTAAAATACCTGTCCGTCGCGGTGTACATTTGACGCTGCAGGTCAGAGAAGTCAATGTAGCCGTTCACGATCCTGGTGCGCTTCTCAGCGAACCGGCGACCGGAATCGGTGATCATCTTGGATGATGCACAGTTAAACGCAGGCAGCGGGGCCAGAACCTCAGCGAGGTCACGGGCCGCGACATCAACCATGTTCGCAACGATGCCCTGATCGAACGGGCCGTCAGGGAACAGGTCAGGGTACACGTCCCTCATGCGGCCTTGGCGGACAGCAAGAACCTGCTGCATCTTGCCGTCACGTTCAGCGAACTGTGCCTTGATACGGTTGTAGTGTGCGCTCACATCGCGGATACGCGCATTGGTGGGTTCACCAATAGCGGTAATGTCGCCGTAACTGATACTCAAACGCTTCTCCTACGCTCCGATTGGATTCCACGCACCAGCCGCTTCAGCCTCCAGAAGGCTGACTGTGCGCTGCTGGTCACGGTCCCACTTCGTCAAGAATGGGTTGTTCACATGTGTTCTGGTGTAGTTTGATGCGAGCATAACCCGATCCCTGCAGGCAAGTTCCGCGAACCACAGGGCCATAACAATGTCTGTCTTCTGGTTCTTCGGCGCGTCAGGGTGCCAAGTGACCAGTTGTTCCACGAGCAGTTTCGCCGCCTCGTTACCGTGCGTAGACGGCAACTCAACCAACTGCCGCTTATCCTCCCACCCAGTGAAAAGGGTGGTCATGGAGGCGACACCGAAGTCAGCGTCATGCTTATTCTGGCCCGTGAAGTGGGGTTTGATCACGGTTCCGCGTGCGGCACAGAACTCGTTAATCTCACGATCATGCACCAGGAAGCCCTGGAAGCCGTTACGTTCAATGCGCCACTCAACGATCTTGTAGCGTTCCGTCCACGAACGGATCATTTCCCGCATGGCCTCAGGGGTTATACCTGGCTTGTTGAACACGTCCAGGACGTACCGGCGTTGGTTTTGAATGTCCAGGCCGATAACCACTGCGGCAGTGTGACCAGACGTTGCCGGGTCAAGACCTGCGACAATGATCAAACCGTCCATGCCGTTTTCGCGGCAGTTCACCATGCCCCTAGGTATAGGGCCAGTCATGCGGTTGCCGTTGATGGCGGTACGGACAGCCTCAGGGTTGAACACGGAATCGTCCGCGACCTGCTGCTGCTGGTACACCATAGCCCACGCGCGAGGCGACACGCGCCTACGCTTCTGTGACAGGCGGGGCCCATCCCACTTCGGGAACAAACCATCAACGTCAGGTTCGACACCGCGAGTACCAGGTTCCGGCTGGTTCGACCTAGGCCACAGTGTAACCCAGTCGTCGGCTTGGTCAGAGAAGTCCAGCACGGCAGGCATAGACAGGTACGACCAGGGGGAAGACTCATCCGGGTACCTGTGAGGGTCACGCAGTTCCGAATACAAATCCTTAGACGCCAGCCTCGTACCCACGATCAGCATAGAACCCGTGGCGCTGACGCGGGAGATAACCTCAGCCTGCAGCCAGTCAATCTGCTTATCGTACTCGTGGGCGTTCGTGAGATCCACGCAGTCATCCATGATGATCAAATCTGCACGGGCACCGTAAATGTGGCCCCGGATACCCAGGGCCTGAACCGTGGGGTCCTTCTCACCAGAGTCACGGGCATCATCAGAAATGTAGATCATCGACTGGTTCCACGCCTCAGAGTTCTTATCGAACCCCCCAGACGGGCCATAGTCCGCGATC